AAGCGGTCCCTGTTGGCCCAGGAGGCTCAGCAGACCGTCTCCGTCGGTACCGAGCAGGTGTCACAGACGTTCGGGCCTTATTCGACCTCGGTCAAGTACAGCTCCGACAGCGGCAACCTGTGGCTCCGCGACAACGAGCTGGAGTCGCTGCTCGCACTGCTGCGCGGTGATACCGCCATAGCGGTGTCGTACAGGTCGCCGGGGTTCTAGTGGAGGCGCTCAAGACCGTCGGGTACCGCAAGTACAACGGGTCGATGAGCGCCGACGGCTACCCCGGCTCGCCCACCTTCACACCACCAGGGGACCAGCCGGCCACAAGCCGTCCTGCTTACGGCTGGTATCCCCTGGCCTCCGAGGTGCCGCTGGGGAACGACGACTACACCCAGCGCGTCATCACGAGCATCGTGGTCGGTGTCCCCGACGTCACCATCTACGAGCCTGGAGATCTGGTCATCCTGGACGGCGAGGACTATGTCGTCTCGCAGGATGTCAGAGACTTCACCAAGGGTCCGTTCGGGCGCGGCCCCGGTGGCGTGGTCATCGTGGAGAGAGTCGCTGGCTGATGCCTGCGAATGGTCGACGGTTCACGGTCACCGACAGGATCCGGGTGCAGCTGAACAATCCTGGTTTCGTTGAGATGCGCAAGGATCCGAAGCTGGTGAGCATCCTTCGGGTCAGGGGCGAGACCTGGGTCTCCCGACTGAACAGTGAGCTGCACGCTGCCCAGAGTGCCCGCAGGCAGAAGGTCGAGGACGGCTACGCCTACTACGTCCACACCACCGGCACCCGCGCTCGGCTCTATGTCGTCGCCACCACAGCCCGCGCGCAGGCCCACGAGCGTAAGCACAGCAGCATCCTGAAGCTGATGGAGACCACCCAATATGACGTGCAGGTGCGCGCCACGATGACGCGGGAGCAGCGGGTGGCCGGTGAAAGCCTGGACGAGGAAGCCGAAATCAATCTAGAGCACCGAGGATTCATGGGATGACTGAGCCGATTCAGGCCTGGGTGGCGCCCAGCGCCCGTGACCTCACCCGCGAGTACATGATCGAGCAGCTCGCCGCGCGCGGATACACCGAGACCTGGACGTCCAGTATCCCCGCTGTGCGGCCACCGCAGTTCTTCACGATCGAGGAGTTGAATTCGGCCACCCAGTACGGCGTGTTCGCCGACGCGCAACTGATCCAGATCCGCGGCTACAGCACCAACCAGAAGTGGCTGGGCGAGCGCATGCGCCTCGTCAAAGCTCTGTGGAGGCTGATGCCTGCATGGCGACCTTCACCCAACCACCCTGAGCTGGAAGTGCAGGATGTCGAGCACGCTGGTGGCCCCAACTACGACGAAGACCCGGACGTGCCTGGGTTGCGCTACGGACAGCTGATCGCCTGGGTCACTGTCATGACCAAGCTCGAATTGCTTTAGCACACAAAGACTTCCTCCTCAGATCGGGGATGGAGATTCCGCACCAGAAGGAGTCGGAAGCATGACTGCACCAACCTATGTGGGGAATGTCAACAACGTCATTCTCCCTAGCCCGAAGGACTTGCCCATTGTGGGCGGGCTCTATCGCGGGCCGCTCAACGCTCCCATTCCGGGTGCGACGTTCACCATCGACGCCTCGATGATCCACATGGGCTTCGTAGCCGAGGATGGCATCGACGAGTCTGAGGACCGCCCGACGACGAAAATTTTCGCCTGGGGCGGGGATATCGTTGCGGCACCACAGGACAGCTACTCGCTGACTGAGGTCTTCACGCTCTACGAGTTCCTCAATCCTGAGGTGGCCAAGGCCGCTTACGGCGACGATAACGTCACTGTGACGGCTGCGACGTCCACCACGGGCACCATGATGTCCATCAACGTCACCAGCGATATCTTCGACCACAAGACGTGGTTGCTGGATACCTACGGTGTGGGCGGCAAGCGCGTCCAGAAGTTCGTTCCCTACGGTCAGGTGACGAACAAGGACACGCAGACGATGAACCACAAAACCGTTCTGGCGCACCGCCTTACGGTGGAGTGCTTCCCCGACACCGCTGGCAAGTACGCCTACATCCGCACGGATGACGGGGTCTTCACGGTCTGATGACTGCCATGGCAGAAGCACCGAAGAAGAAGGCCGGCAAGAAGGCCGCAGAACAGCTTGAGCTTGACGTCATACCGCCGCTGCACGCTGTGGAGGACGAGCCGTCCAAGCCCAAGCCGAACCCGGGCGATCCCGACTTCGACTGGCAGACCGAGTATCCGGACGAGGAGATCTACGTCTACACGGTTCCCAAGACGGCGAGGAAAACGCCCGCAGGGAAACAGTCCCCTCCTGGGATGACGATCGGGATGGCGAAACTCACTGAGGATCGTGCGCCCAATCCTGGCGAGATGGAGGAGGCGTACGAGGCGGGCGGTTTCGCCCCCATGTGGTTGTTCCTCAGGGAGGTGTCCTCACCGGATGCCCGCAGGTTGCAGAAGATGCTGCGCCCTCCTGAGTACAACCAGATGCTAAGGGGTTGGGCCAAGTTCGCGGGAATTGAACTGTCGGAATAGTTGCGCTCGGCGGCATCCTGAAGAAGTACAGGGGCGCCGTCGGGCGCGACTTGGCTGTGGCAGGCTACGCCTGGGCTGATGTGGGTAAGCGCCTGCCGTTCGATCAGTTCGTCTCGTTCGTGATGCACGCACCACCCGGCACGGCGCTGTTCAACGAACGCCACCACGGGTGGACGGTCACCGATCACCTGCTTGTCGATCTGATCGAAGTGACGGACATCCTGCTGTGCACCAAGACGAAGGATCCACAGAAGGCCATCCGCAAGCTGAAGCCGCGCTACCGCCCCAACGCCCAGCCCTCGAAGAAGGCGGACGCCGCCCAGGTGATGACGGTGGCGGACTACGTGAAGCGCACCGGTATGAAGATCGAGCTGGAAGGACGTGATTAATGGCATCGATTGCCGATGTATATGTAACCGTCCTGCCTGAGACCGGCAAGATCGCCGATGGCATCAAGGCGGCGCTCCTCAAGGCGGACAAGCATGTCCATGACGCCGCTGAGCGTTGGAAGAAGGAGATCGAAGAAGAGCTTAAGGGCATCGAGGTCAAGATCAAGGTCGATAAGCCGTCGAAGGCTAAGGCCGAGAAGGAGATCGAGCAGGTTGCCGAGGATAAGGATGTCGCCCTTGAGCCTAAGGTGGACAAGCCGTCGGCAGCCAAAGCTGAGGGTGAACTCGATGCCGTAGCCCGTGACCGCACAGCCAAGGTAAAGGTCAAGGTCGATCAGGCGTCGCTGAAGAAGGCCACGGACGCTCTCGGTAAGGCTGCCGGTATCGGCAAGGGCAAAGGGGTTCCCATCCCCGGTGCTCGCGGTACTGTTCCGCCGGCGCTGGGCATTGAGGCGATCGGTGCCGCCCCCGCTGTCGTACCCCTTATCAGCTCGATGGTGCAGTCTGTGGGCCAGCTCTCCGGGGCGCTCGGACTGATCCCCGCTGCTGCGGGCGCCGCAGCTCTGGCGATCGGAACCCTGAAGATCGGGATGTCCGGCTTCGCCGATGCCATCAAGGAGATCGGCGACCCGGAGAAGTTCGCCGAGGCCATCAAGACACTGGCACCGTCCGCGCAACAGGCCGCGATTGCCATTCAGGGTTTGATGCCACAGGTCACCCAGCTGAAAATGACGCTGCAGGGCGCGCTGTTCGCGGGCCTGGGTGAAGAGTTCAGCAAGCTGGGCAACACCTACCTGCCGATCTTCCAGACCGTCATGGGCCAGATGGCAGTCTCGGCCAACAATGCGTTCAAAGACATCAGCAAGATGCTGCAGACGCCCCAAATGCAGACGGACATAAAGACTTTCGGCAAGAATGCGGCAGAGGCTTTCGACACCCTGATGTTGGCGGCACAGCCATTCGTCAAGGCGCTCAGCGACATCATGGTTGTGGGTTCGGGCTTCCTGCCCCAACTGGCTGCCACTGTGGGGGATTTGGCGACAAGGTTCGCAGACTTCATCGAGGGTGCCCGTGAGTCGGGCAAGCTCGCCGAGTGGATCCAGGGCGGCATCACCGCCTTCACCCAGCTCAAAGACATCGCCGTCAACGTGTGGGACATCTTCAAGGGCATCTTCCAGGCGTCTGACGCCGGTGACTTTCTCGATACCGTCGTGAGACTCACCGAGCAGTGGGCAACCTGGGTCGGCTCCCTCGAGGGTCAGACCGCGCTGAAGCAGTTCTTCGATGACGCCAAGGAAAGCGCTCAGCGGATCTGGGATCTCATCGTCCAGTGGGGGCCGGTTCTCTACGACGCGTTCCAGGGCATGAAGAGCGTGGTCGACCAGGTTCTGCCCGTCATCACTGCGATCGGCGAATGGCTGGGCCGCTACGGCGGTCTCATACAGGCTGCCGGCGCTATGTGGGCGACCTGGAAGCTGACTTCCGTTCTCGCCAGTATCGCTGAGGTCGGCGCTGCGATCATTGGACTGGGGGGCAAGGGCTCGATTGCGGGAAAGGCTGCGGGAACTGGACTGCGGGCTGGCATTCTCGCGGGATTCGGTGGGAGCCTTACCATTCCGATTCTGCTTGCAGCGACGACCGTTGGTGTCGGGTACGGGTTCGGAGAGGCGGCTGATCGGGGCCAGCATCCTGAGCTGTCCCGTTTCAATGAAATCCAGCGCCGGAGGGTGGCAGAGGATAGGGCAGCTGCCAACGATCAGTCCGAGCAGCAGATCTCGGAGCGCAGGCAGGGCACGCCAAACGCCTTCGTCGGCGGTGCCGTCACTACCGAGTGGCAGATGCCAGAGGCAGCACCCGGCCAGGTCAACAGGGTCCAGCCGTCCAACGCACCACCGCCTGCGCCACCTCCGGAGCTTTATCAGCCTCCCGCGCCTGCAGAACCTGGTGGTGGTGGCTCGGGCGGCGCCGGAGGTGCAGGTGGCGCTGAGAGTGCTGGCGTTGAGGGGCCTGCTGCCGAGTCGAGCGGGTTCGACTGGGATGCTGTGGCGTTCTACGAGTCTGGCGGTGACTGGGCCGATCCGGACAGCGGCGGCACGGGGCACTACGGCGGATTGCAGTTCAGCCCGCAGACATGGCGGGACTACGGCGGCAAGGGGATGCCACACCACGCCAGTCGCACGGAGCAGATGCAAATTGCCGACAGGACAGCGTTTTACGGGTATGCGGGGAAGGAGCCACAGGGTCTGGGTGCCTGGGAGGTCATCACGCAGGGCAAGGTTCCCGGCATCAACGTGAACAGCCGTCCGCCTGCCACTGGTGCCGGTGGTTCGGGCAGCCGTCGTCGCCGCAGCAGCTACGGTGCAGGCGCTCCACAGCCGGTGCCCTACGGTCTGCCCGGTGGTACCAACACGGGCGGCTACGGCAACGCCAGGCCTGGTCAATTCCCGGAGTGGGTCAGCGGGATCACCTCACAGTTCGGCGTCAAGCCGTCCACCTACCCAGGCCACCAGGAGTCCAACCGTAACGAGGCCGGTTACGCGCCCAACCCGCAGGGACTCAACCGTGGCATCGACTGGTCTGGTACCCCCGCGCAGCTGCGGCAGATGGCCGAATACCTGATGCAGCACCCCGAGATGGTGGAGCAGCTCATCTATCAGGATCCCGAGACCGGCAAGGCGTACGAGATCTCCGGCGGCAAGGTCAGCCCTGGCTACTACGGCGCCAGCACTCTCGCCCAGCATCGGGGGCACGCCCACACCCGCCAGTCCCAGTCCTGGGGACCGGGCATGGAGATGGGCGACGGCTACACCTACGACGGCCCTGGTGGTGATCGCGGCAACCCGATGTACATCGAGTCCGCCAAGGGTCCAAGCGGCGAGCAGCTCGGCAAGGACATCGTCGGCGGCGTGATGGAGATCTTCGGTCTCGGCGACTTGTTCAAGGACCCAACACAATTCGGGATCTTCAAGATTTTCAAGAGTCTGATGGGCATCAAGGCTGGGGAGTCCAACGGCGGCAGCACCAACGCTGACGGCGGAACGGGCGACTGGTTCGGCACGGGCAGTCAGGGCAGCGGCAGTCCGCTTATCGATGCGATGAATATGCTGGTCCCCGGTGCGCCAGGCAGTATCACCGACGAGCTCATCGCAGGTCAGGGCGGCGGCACTGGCGGACTCACCGGCCTGGGTTCGCTGACGGATGACATCACCAACAACCTGGTGCCCGCGGGTGGCCCTACCAATATCACCAACAACCGCAACATCACCGTCGAAGGCAATGCGGACAGACCGACGGTCAACGCTTTGCAGAACAACGTGATCTCCGACTTGAGGAACACGCCGAGGCCACACTGATGCCTAAACACCTGACAGGCAACGAAGCTGAGCTGTGGCACAGCTGGAACACCGCCTCAGCGGCCCTCAAATGGCCGAACCAGGGCGAGGCGACCACCTGGATGTACATCTCCCCCGACGGCCGCCGCTTCGACCTGGAGGGCCGCTACAGGGGGCGCCAGGGTGTGCGTATCGCGCCGGAACTGCAGGGCGCCTACCACCTGCCGTTCGAGCATTTATTCTCCGAGAGCGCGTACCAGGTTGGTAGTACCTACGAGCGGTCGAACATCAACAAGCGCGAGATCAAGGCTGGTGTCATCCTGGGCGGCAAGGGTGTGAGCAGCCACCAGTACAGAATGATCGAGGACAACTGGTGGGCCGGCTGGCCGCACGACAGGATGGGCTGGCTGGGTTGCCACACCCGCTTCGGTGGCTGGCGCTGGGCACAGGTGATGCTGGGCGACGCTGTGGAGGACAAGGTCTCCTACGATCCCACCACGCACGGCAACAACGTTCAACTCTGGAACATGACGATCATCGCGCCGAAGCCGTGGTACGCCAAGCGATCTCTGGTCCACACCTGGCACGCGCATCCCGCCACCGTGGAGGAGCACGGCACCGACGAGGAGACCATCGCGATCGCCAACCGTGGCCAGTTCGCCCTGTGGCCACTGTTCCTCGTCAAGGGTCCGGGCCGCTGCTGGCTGCAGGACGGCATGACCAGCCGCATGGTGCAGCTTCCCACACTGTCGTCGGATGATGGCTATGTGCTCGTTGACACCGATCCGTCCGCGCGGACCCTCACTGGCAGCACGGACCCTGTGGACAACATCTTCTACGAACTCATTCGGTCCTCGAGGATCCTGGACTTCCTGCTGCATGACATCAGCGCACTGGGGTTGCCGGTGTGGAGGCGGGCCAACGGGATCGTGTTCAAGTCGCAGATCCCGCCGCGCACCGTAGCCAACATGACTGTGCGGCACAGCCACCCTGAGGGCAGCGTCACCGTGATCTTCCCGCAGCGCTACATCAGGCCATCGTGACCGGTGCGCTGAGCGACATCTTCGCCGGTGTCGAGAACCTGGTCGACCTGCCGCTGGAGTTCACCCGCAACCTGGGCGGTATCTTCCAGGACAAGCTGATTGCGGCGTTCAGCCCGCCCGTGCCCGACAAGGATCCGGTCACCACCTACCGCTACCTGAACTCGCGGCGGCAGCTGGT